CACGACCTTGCTGGAACAACTTGTTCTGCAACAACGCTAACTGATTCTCTTGTGTAGGTGCAAGCAAAGCCTGTTGCTTGGTGATGTAGTCTTGTGCGGCCTCCTCTGGAGACTTGGCAAGATAACTTTGACCCAAGTTAAACAGACTTTGCGCTCCACCAGTCAAAGGAAGATATGCGTAAGGAGCTAACTCAGCATCACGCAAACCTTGTGTTGCCAAAGCAGACAGACGATCTTGGTATCCACGAATCTCAGGACTTGCGGCATAACCAGCACCAGTCACATTGCCTTGAGCATCAGTCGTAAATGCTGATTGACCAAATCGAGTAGTTACGCCAACAGGACGAAACTTAGCGGCATCAGCCGCAATCTGAGCCGCACGAATTTGAGCATCGGCTTGTGTTTGAGCCGCTTGCTGTGCTTGTTCTGCCTGTTTACTTGCACCAGCACTACTCAACAAGGCTTGCACACCAGCAGAACCAAGTTTGCCAATAGTGTCTGGAGTTAGTCCAGTAAAGCTAGAAATAGAAGATACAACGCTAGGAATCAAACCTTGTGAAGCCACAGCAGAAGATAAGGCGGCACTACCACCAGCACCCGCAGGTAACGTGCTTCCCATCAAGCCACCAGCAACACTTTCTGTTACCGCAGGAGCCGCCGCACCACCACCAAGCAAACCACCACCTGTAAATGCGTTAGGAGCAACAGCTTGAACAGCACCAGCCGTTAAGCCTGAAAGCGCACCAGTAGTTAAAGCAGTCCCCAAAGAGTCCCCTGAGACTAGACTTGCTCCAGTACCTAAAGCTGCCGCACCAACTACAGCCGCAGTTGCCGCACTAGCACCCAGAGCAGAGCCAATAGCGGGGGCTAGTGGTGGAAAGACAACAGCCGCAACAGCCGCAATCGGCTTGATGTTTTTCTTTAACCAATTACCAAGTTTTTTCAGTCCCATATCACGCTCCTAACTCGCCAGAGGCAAGCATTTCTTTAACCATCTCACCAGCGGCAACAAAGACACCAACAATCTGATAGTCAATGTCTCCAGTAAAGTCTGCTTCTTCTGCTAAACCACTATCAACAACGGCTTGCAAGAATTGAGGATAGGCAGACTTATCTTTCAAGACTGCTTGCGCTAACTCACCAAGACGCACAAAGATATTAGGGTCTAATCCTTCTTCAAGAATAGACTCCTTCACCATCTGCTTAACTTGCGCTACTTCTTGTGCTGTTGCCATTGTTCTTCTCCTTAAATAGTGCCGTTAGCAACTACGTTGCCCAACACAGTCAAATTACCACTGGAATCAATCTTTGCGACAGCAGTAGATGAGTTGTAGATATACAAGACGTTTGAGGCTTCAACAAACGAGAAGTTTGTGAAAGTACCGTCAGCCTTAGACGCAATAGCGGTCTGGATGTTGGTGAACTCAGTATCAATCTCAGTACCCTTGACAACCTTACCAGCGTTGCCAGAAGCTAAAGAGTCTTTAGCCGCAAAGTTCGTGGTTTTTGTGTAATTTGACATATTCGTTCCTTAAACCATTTTTCCATCTTTGGCCTGAATCTCAATCTTCTGGATGCTAATAGGCGCACCGTTGATCTGAACTTCATAACCAGTCTGCACAACCTTACCAAAGCCTGATGCCTGACCAACCAATGTACTCAACTGAATGCCAGCAGAGTAATACGCAACTGGTGAACCGTTAGCGCCATACTCAGCAATTCCATACTCAGCCACCGTAGTCACTGGAATATTCAATGTTGTCGAGTAATACTGACCAGAGAAGTCATAACCCCACTTGATGACGAAGCCCTGATTTGAGCCACCAATCACCACAACTGAAATCTTCTTAACGATAGATGTCACGCTGATGTTTCCAAGGTCAGCATAGTTGGTGAAATACTGCATACGGTATGAAGTGGAATGGTCAAGGTAAGTACCATACTTACCGACATAGCCGTTCTTACCCAACAACAAATCACCATTACGGCGTGAATAGAAACTTGTAGGCTCAATCGAGTCCCAAGTTGTTACCCTTGCAGAACCATCCTGTAGCTGTGCCTTTGTATCAAATACATAGGTGACCTTGGTGACTGGCAGATTCAACAGGTAGAAAGCATTTGATTCTGAGTAAACAGCCTTGATGTTCGCCATGACTTCAGAGTTGACGTTAGTCATCAAGTCATTACGCACATTCTTAGACAAGTCACGCAAAGGTGCTGACTTCTCCTGAATGGTACGCAACAGGCTACGAACACCACTGTTAGACAAGAAGATGATGTCTGAACCAGTCGTAGCAATCGAGTCCCTAGACAAGCATCCAATGTCGCCAATGGTGTCACTCAGCGTCATTGTGGACGGTGTTGTAGCACCTGAGTAGATCAAGATTTGACGCTTGCCAAAGATGATGAGAAAGCCGTTATGGGCAGAAAGTCCCATGATCTGATCTGACCCATTAGGCCAAACCTTAGACACATCCAATGTGCCTGAAGTGCCACCAGTCCAAACATGACCAGCCAACAAGTCAGAGAACGTAATGGTCACGTTGTCAGTCGTAGTCTCTGCAACCCACAAACGACCAAAAGATGATGTAACGACATTGGCAGATGGAACAGTACCAGCGTATCCAGTCTTCTCTGAAACTCTGCGAAATGTCGTGGTGCTAACAGCAGGGTCATAAATCAAAGGCGTATGACCTGACTGAAAGAAGTATGTGATGCCATTCAAGGATGCACATTGCCAATTGTTTGCTGTGATAGTGGGTGCAGTACCACCCCCCCCATAGGTCAACTCAACAACAGCGTTAGAACCATCCAACTTGAATAGTTTGTTATTGCCAGCAAAAAGGACAGTCAAAGTGCCATCAACTTGCACTAACTCATGGATGACACCAATGTTGTTTGCGCCAAGATTGCCAGATGAGGAGTTAACTCGTGACCAACCTTTGCGTGAACCAATACGACCATACTGGTCAATCACACAGTTAGTAGCAATAGACGCAAAACCAGCCGCTAAATCTAGTGGAGAGTCTTGTGTATTCAGCCCATAAAAACCTGGGGCTGAGATGCTAAATATTTGAATTGGCTTGCTCATACAGGCACAAATTCCTGATTCTCAGGGTAACGAGTGCCTTCCAATGCAATGTAGTCAGACAGCATCGACTTATACAAGGCATAGGCTTCAGATGAACTCAAACCACCGTCTTCACCACGTTCAACCAATGCACGAGCATAAGCATTCTGTGAGACTAAAACATCAGGGACAAGCACAACAGTCGAGTCACTAGATAATGTGGCTTGTGGCACTGCCAAGCTGAATGGAATGCTGTAAACACCATCAGGACGAGGGTAAATAGTTACCTTGGTGTCATAGCTACCATTAACGCCATCAAAGGCGTAGTAGGTAGGGATGCCATTCACAGGTGTTGAGAAGTTCTGATAACGGTTCATTGTCACGAAGTCAATGTTCCGCATGGTTACATTGCTGGTGACGTTAAGAACATCAAGAACTTGAAACTTCTGACCAGCACCAGTCAGAGCATAAGAATATGTTCCAGAAGTGGTGCTGAGAGTAATAGTCGTGCCTAAGACGTTCCAAGCGTAAGCATCTTCAACCTGACGCTTTGCGTCATTGACAAACTTGCCAATCAAAGTTGAATAGTCGTTAGCAGTTACGGTGGTGACGCTAGGCTCACGCAACCGAATCAGTACATCGTTAACAAGTTCTAAGTATGTCATCTGCTTTTCGCCTTTGCTTTGTTCCTTGCGGATATAGCTTGAGCTTTTGCCTTTGCGTCAGCTTTGGAGTTAGCACCCCAAGCCTTTAGCGAAAGAAGCAGTCTTGTCGGTTCACCTTTCTTGTCGTATTCAGGGCCATCATTGCCACTCATACGAGCCAAGAAACTTGCTCTGCGGGGGTTGTCCCCTACTTTGACTGGAGGCTTCAAATTGCCACCAGTTGAAGCATTATAAGATGCTCTACCCTTGGCATTCAAGCCGCCTTTTGGATTCTGACCAGCTTTTGTCTGCCAAGTTGGAGTCTTCATTTACTTCACCTTTTTGGGCTTCTTTGCAGTCTTAGCCGCCTGTTTGAAGTCAGCGGCTGTAGGTGCGGCTTTAGACCCCACCTTGTTCATCTTCTCGCCAGAACCAGCCTTGATACGAGCTTGTTTGGCCCGAATGTTTGAATAAAGTCCCTGCTTCATTTCATCTTCTTCTTGGGTTTGGCCTTGCCAGCTTCACTCAAAGCAATCGCAATAGCCTGTTTTTGGCTCTTAACCACAGGGCCACCCTTACCAGAATGCAAAGTACCTTCCTTGTACTCGCCCATGACCTTCTTCACCTTTTTAGCAGATTTAGTCATTTTCATAGGGTTTCTCCTTAGTACATGATTTTGGCTGTGATCGTGCCAGTCACGAAAACTGTGCAATTGGCTCGCAAATACTTGGGAGCATTTTGGACAGTGATGATGCCATTAGCAGTCAAAGCAGTGCCAATGGTTGACCAGTTAGTACCGTCAAGGCTACCTTGCAAGGCAACAGTAGCTGAGGTAATGCCTGAAACTTGCAAGAATGCTGGTTGACCAGTATCTACTTGAACTGCTGTAGATGCGCCAGTTGCGCCAACTCCATTCAGGAGTGTGATGGGTGCGGTTAAAGCTGACATTATTTACCTCGTGAAGATTTTTTCATCATGTTGGTAGCGGTACGACCACCACGCATAGGCATCGGCATAGCCTTCTTTGGCTTGCCAATAGCAATCATGACTGTTACAGGGATACCCTTTTTGGGGGCTGTTTTGGGAGATTTCGCAGATGTTTTCATGTCAATCCTTCTTTATAGAACCACCAGATTTCCAAGCATCACAAGTTCTTGCCGCCG